AAGAATATTTTGGTGTAGGTTTCTTTCCAGTTCATTATTCACTAACAGTTTCACCTTCGGTCAATTTGACCACTGTGAAGTGTTCAGTGTTGAACATGGTGTTCAATTTTTTGGCTAGATTGAATGCATGTCCAGGATTCGAAAATGATACCTTCTTGTATTTTGGTCCTGGATAGTTGTTCAGCATATTTGCTGATTTCAAATTGAATGGCTTATTTTTATAGAATACAGCCCATATACCTTCAGCCGCAAGCACCTGTTCGCTCTTGTATGATTTGCGATCTGTGAATTCTAGTAATATAGTCGGCTTCGGTCTACTCATTTATATGAGTATTTATCTATTTTATGGTAGTATTATAAATTACCGCCGTCTACTTTGACTTCTATTGCTTCGGCTTCTGTGTTACTTTTTTGTGCCATTAGACCCTCATAGTCGCCTGCTAAACGGGCCAACACTGTGGCTAGGCTATATGTGACTTGCTTGGCTGTATTGATGTCTAAACGCACTTCTTTTTGGTTGCTGAGGTCAGCACCTTTAACTTGTTGTATAAACTGTTGTAGACTTGCTGTGTTAATAGGGTCTTTTGTTTGCATTGCTCAACTCCGTTTTCATTTCTAATGATGTTCTGAATGGTCCTTTAAAAGCATAATTGTCCAATGTTAATAGTTTGGGACAATAACTTCGTACCCAACCTTTTTCAAATTGAATGATATAGTATCCAGCACAGTATAAACTTTTTGACTTTTTACTTTTGTTAAACAGTGGTAGTTTACGTTTTACATCAAACACCATGTTGTATGGCTTAAACTTTGAAGGATAATCATAAACCGAATTATCTTCATTTTCTTCTTTTGGAGCACTTACAGTTGAACCCCACATCCATTCTCCACTAAAATTCTTTTGAAGTTGTTGCTGATTATCAAATATTCTTGTACCATCTGGACAACTGTACATGTACCGTCTATCCTCTTGTCTACAAATTGTTCCTACTTTTTCTCCATCAGATTCTAGTATCCAGAATCTATTCTCCAATATCGGCTTTGCAAAAAATTTATTCGTCATGCTGTTGCCTCCTCTTTAAGTTTATATTTTGCATTCAATGGCTCAGCATATGTTTGCGGATATTCTGCAATTTTTTGCATGTCCCATTTAGCACAAAATTTTATTAGTTTTAATCCTACTTGTTCTACCTCTTTAGGTTTGACACTGTTTATAGTGTCGTCAATCAATGTTCTTATTTCCTTAGGTTGTGCTGTCAAATCACACAGTGTTACATTTCTTTGAAAGTCTTCCATAACTCTATGCTCATCACCATTATGATCAACCCAACGTTGTAGCATCATGTTGTTCCAGTTGTATCCTTTAGAATCTCTGTCGTCGAATGCATCTTGTAAACCAACCTTCTTTTTGGTTCCTTTTGTTCTCACACCAGGATATGCTGAAAACACATTGTCAGCAGTATCACCTCTCATGCATTTTTCAAACAATAACCATGCAGGATTGGGTGCAGGTTTTTCTTCTTTAGTCTTTTTGTCTATTACTCTATTTCCTTTTGCGTCAAAATATCCTTCATGTGTGATTGTAACTTCTGTGATACCGTTGTATTGACACACATTGGGAGCAATCAATTGAGCAAAGTCACCATCTGTTGATACAATTATATGATTGTCATTTGGATGTGCTTGTACCCAGCCTGCAATTAAATCATCTGCTTCAAGTTGTGGATTTTGAATTGCTGTGCAGTTTGTTTTTGTATCTATAAATTCTTTGAAGTTATCAAAAGTTTCCCAGAACACTAAATCCTCTTCAACTTCTTTTTCAGTTCTGGCATCTCTAGCATTCTTTCTATTGCGTTTATAAGGTTCATAAAAGTCTTTACGCCAACTTCTACCTTCCAAGCAAAATACAACATGGTCACCTTTGAAATCTTGCCATACTTTACGAATACTGTTTAATGTGATATGTAGAGCCATTCCTATCTTAGAATCCAAATCGCTTTGTATTGCGTGTTTGGCTCTAAAAAATGTATTGGCTGTGTCTACAATTATATAATTCATTAACTAATTTCTGATTTATCTTTGCCTAAGTTTTTAGTGTTGATATATCCAGCACCTCTTGATGGATCTAAACCTTCTTCTTGCAGTATGTTTTGTGCTATTGTTCTGAACCAACCATCCACTATTTGTTCATTTGTTTCACCTTTATAGCCTGCATCTAACAACTGTTCAATAAATTCATTGTTCCAATCCAATTCAAAGAACCCGTTTTTGATATTTTCTTTATTAATCTTTGTATCTAACACAGCAACCCAAGGTTCACCTTTTGCTGTTGCTTCTTGTTTTTCTTTCATCAAAGCATCCAACTTAGGATTTTTACCAGTGTCTTCCACAGTTGTTTCTTTCTTTTTAACAAACAATATTTCTTTAACTTTGTTTACAATGTCCATTTTTTATTCTCCATTTTCATTTTGTCTGTGTTAATCTTATCAAGTCCCCCAGGCATTTCCGAATATGTCGACGTGTAGTCTAGGTGTGTATCTCCATCCTCTTGCCATTGCAAGTTCGGCAACCTTTTTTGTGTTGAGGCTGTATGTTTCTGATCTTCCTCCCAGTGGCATGACATAAACGGGAACGTTGATTCCCACTTGATTGAACTCGGTAACTGCTTGTGCAACTTCATCCACATCGGAAGAATCAGCAACCACAAATTTGAAATACATTTCGCTATTAGGAATCCCATTATAAGACCTAGCAATTTCAGGCTTGATAGCAGTGTCCCAAGGTTCACCTGATACGGAAAGTTTTGGAGAGCATGACCAAGTGACTTGGAATCTGTCTTGTTTTCTGAGATAGTCTTCAAAATCCTTATGTAAAGTCTGCGTTGTATTTGTTTCGAAAGTAACATTTTTTAAATCCTTCATTCTAGGATGTTCAAATAATTCTATGTAAGTTCTTTGCCATCCTAACAAAGGCTCACCGCCTGTTAATATAAAGTGTACATCTTGTCCATTAGACATAGTCCACTTGCCTTCAGGAGTTAATGATAACACATGATCCACCACTTCGTCAATAGTCTTGTCCATCATATACTTTTTAAATTCAGGGTATATGCTGGCATAAGTGTCACAGCCTGTGTGTACTATTGGCAAGTCTTCAAACTTATCCACTTTGTCAGTAATCCCTTCATCCAATAACTTTTTAACTTCCGGATTGAATTTTATTCCTTGTTTAAGTTTTTCTGCTCTGTTTGGTTCTTTGTCTAAACCAAAGTTCATACAACGAAAATTACAACCGAATGTTCTCAAGAATACACTTGGTACTCCCACAAAACGACCTTCGCCCTGTACGGAATAAAATGCTTCTGAATATCTTAATTTCATTTTGAATACTCCTGTTGAAGTTTTATGTTATCCATGAACTCTTTTTTAGTTCCCATGTCTTCATTAAAAGCACCTCTTAACACAGTTGTCTGTGTTAAACTACTGTGAGCACTAATACCTCTGTTCTCACAACATCCATGTGTTGCTTGTATGTAAACACCTACATTAGGACTACCAGTTGCTTTTTGTATTTCATTTGCAATCACATTATTAAGTTCTTCTTGCAGTGTTCCACGTCTAGCACACCATTGTGCAATACGTGTATATTTAGAAAGACCAATCAATGTTTCTGCGGCAATTATACCAATGTATGCTACACCAGTCACTGGTTGATGATGATGTGAACACACACTTTTGATTTCGCTTCGCACAACCAACATGCCTTTATAACCATCATCGATGTGATTAGGAAATGCAGTTGCATTAGGCATAGGATCATAACGACCCACCATTAGTTCATTGATATACATTTTCGCAAGACGTCTTCCAGTGTCCATGCTGTTAGGATCGTTTACTCTGTCAATTAATAAACTATCAAGTACTGATTCGAACTTAGGTGTAAGTTCATCAATAAGTGCTTGTTTGTCACCTTCTTGTAATACAGAACTGATGTTATCACCAGCCCAATATCTAACTCTCTTTTCGTCCAGTCTTTGTTTTATCCTATCAGATGCTTTCATTAATCTCTCTTGATATATTTTTCTAATACTTCTAACTGATCATGGTATTCAGCAATTACTTTCAATTCTTTCTCAATTGTCTCCAGAATGTCTCCGTGTTCACCGATTCCTACAGCCTTCTCCATATAAATTTGCACATTTGTTGCGTGTTTTTCTATGTGTCCTTTGGCGTGTGCCACCATTGCATCATAGATGTTTTGTCTGCTTGCCATTGTTTTTCTCCTATTTTTATATTATTAATATTAACAAATTTGTTCCACTTTGTCAACAACTGCTTTGGTAACTTTTTGGTTTCCTTCCACTGAATAATGATTTACATTGCCTCGATTTTGAAACCAAAAATTACTAAAATCTAATC